CAGCCCTTGAGCATGAGACTGCTTACAAAGCCACTAAAGATGCTGAACAGGCTAAGAGTGTTCGTGCTTCAAGAGACACTAAACTAGCTGAAACTGATTGGAGATTTCGTAGCGATATGACTCCATCACAAGAGTGGAAAGACTACTGCCAAGCATTGAGAGATGTTCCTTTGCAGAGTGGTTTCCCTTGGACTATTACATGGCCTGTTGAGCCACAATAAGGAGCAATCATGGCTGTAACAAGCGCACAAATTGTAGATTTTCTGCTTGCTAATCCAGGCATGACTGATGCCCAGATCGTTGCGGCTATGGAACAATACGGGGTTTCTCCTGCTCAGATGGCTAGTGCTGTTGGGTTAGATGTGGGTGAGGTTGTTTCCCGAGTGGCGGTTACTGTTCCTCAAGGTCAAACAATAACCCTTGGTGATACGATTATTGCACCCGAATATAGAGTTATTGGCTCTGGTGAAGATCAGCAAATCGGTAATCTTGAGACTATTTACACATCTAAGACCACAGGCGATCCTAACTATCGTGCGCCTGTTGGTTCAGAGTATCAACAATATAACGCTGATGGTACGTTTCAAAGAACTGGAACTACACAAGCAGTTGCAGGTTCATTTCTTGAGGGACTCGGAGAAGCTCTTACAGACCCTGTAGTTCTAGCGGCTTTAGCAGGTGGCTATGGTGCGGGATTATTTGGTGGCGCAGGTGCATTAGGTGGTGCGGCTACTGTTGGCTCTACTGGCTTAACAATGGCTGAACTTGCCCAACTCGATTTAGCTCTTGGTGGTGCGGGTGGTACTGCGGGTGCAACTGCTCTTGCTAACTCTTTAACTACTGGTGCTTTGACAGGTACATTGACCAACCTAACAGGTGGTAGTGGTACGGGCACTCTTGGCGTTGGCTCATCATTAGGAACTGGTTTAACAGCTGCTGGTGCGGGTGGTCTTGGCGGAACTGCTGGCGCTACAGGTCTTGGTGGCTCTCTTGGCACTGGATTAACTACTGCGGGTGTTGGTGGTCTTGGTGGTACTGGTACTGTTGCAGGTTTAGGAACAGGAATTGGTACTGGCTTAGTTACTGGTGCAGGAACAGGTTTGGGAACGGGCCTTGGTACTACTTTGGCTGGAGTTGGAACAGGTGTATTAACGGGTGTAGGTACGGGCGTAGGAACAGGTCTAGGTACTACTCTTGCGGGTGTCGGTACTGGCGTTGGAACTAATTTGGCGACTCGTGTTGGAACAGGATTAACTGCTGGCAATCTTGCTAATCTATTCTCTGGCGGACTAGGTACTGCGGGTAGTTTGCTTCAGATGCAACAATCCAAAGAGGCGGCTCAACAGGCTCAATTGCGTATTGATGCTGAAACTGCTGCTGCCAAACAAGCTGCCGCATTCAGGCCAATTGGCATGACCACAAGGTTTGGCACTTCACAGTTTCAAGTTGATCCAGTTACAGGCCAATTGACCAGTGCTGGATACACACTAGACCCACAAGCTAAAAATGCTCAAGACAGATTTGTGGCTTTGGCTGAACAAGGCTTACAACAAGCAGAAGGCGCACAAGCTCAGTTTGCTCCACTACAAACAGGCGCACAGAGTCTGTTTGATCTAGGTAATCAGTACATTTCTCAATCCCCCCAATCGGTAGCTGAAAACTATCTCAAGCAACAGATGGCCTTATTGCAACCAGGCAGGGAGACTGAACTTGCTAACTTGCAGAACAAGCTACAACAACAAGGCCGTGGCGGTTTGTCGGTTTCTCAAGGTGGCTCTTTTGGCGCAACGACACCAGAGCTACAGGCTTTGTATAACGCTAGAGCGCAACAAGAGGCTGTGTTAGCGGCTAACGCTCAACAGGCAGGTCAGCAACAAGTCCTGTATGGGGCTGGATTGCTTGGCCAAGGCTCACAAGCTATGGGTCAATACTATGGTGGTCAACAAGCCGCTTATTCACCCTATACAACGGCTTTAGGTCAAGTTCAGAACTTAGAGACACTTGGTCAACAACCTTTCAACATGAGTACGGCACTTGGTCAGCAATCGGCCACAGCAGGCTCAAGAGTAGGTCAATTAGGCATAGAGGGTGCTAGGTTGAGTGCTGGTTTGGCGACAAATGCTAATGCGACTACCAATCCTTATGCTCAAGCATTGATGGCAGCAGGTAATCCAAATGCTATGTTTGGTCAGGCACTTGGTAATGTGTTTGGCGGTTTATTTTCGTAAGGAATCATCATGGCAAATATAGTAGAGGGTCTGTTCGGCATGACTCCTGATATGTATCAGCGTCAGCAGTACCAACAAGATTTACAACAAGGATATGACCTTGCCAGACTAGACCCAGGTGCGGCTGCTAGAGCGCAGTTGGGTGCTGGCATTGGTCAGCTAGGCCGAGGCTTTGCGGGTGCTTTGGGTATTGAAGACCCACAACTGAAGATGATCAGTGAGACTAATCAACTCATGCAAGGCTTGAACTTGCGTGATCCACAGTCTTTGGTCAATGCGGCTCAACAAGCAAGCCAAATGGGGAATACAGGACTTGCTTTAAAGCTGCTTGATTTATCAGACAAAGCGCAATCTAGATTGCAACAAATTCAAGCTCAACAAGAGGTCTTGCAAGCCCGTCAGATTTCACAACAAGCATTTCAGCCAGGCACTCCCGAAAGACCGCAAATGTTGGATGTTCAAGAGCGTGAACAAATGGCAGATCAAGGTACGCCATTGCCTGAGAATTTTGCAGGGACTGCTCCAAGCTATGACGTTGGTAGAGTTGCGAATAGATTGCTTGCGACTCCAGCAGGTAGAGCTGAGTACAAGAGCATATTAGACGCACAAGAAGCGTCTGCTAAGACTGCTAAACTCGCTGCAGAGGCTCTTTCTGCACAAGCCAAGGCTAACGTGGCAGCACCATCTGAACGTGCTAAATTGCTCAAAGAATCAGCAGATGCAAATAAGGCTGTAATTGAGTCTCAGTTTACTGAGCAATTACAAACTGCTGAATTGTTGCAAAAGACTGCCAACGCTCAAAAAGCAGCGATTGAATCTCAGTTTACTGAGCGACTGCAAAACCTTGGCTTGACTGAAAAGACTTGGAATATTAAAAATCTTCAAAGTGAAATCAGCAACCGAAGTGCCAAGCTTGGTTTAGATACGCAAATGACTAGCGCAACTGTGCTTGAGAAAATGTCAAGCATTCAGAAGAATCTAAATGACATTCCTGCTGACACTCGAAAGTTAATCAATGAGAGTGCAGTTACTGCGGCTACTGCTCAACAGTCTGCGGCACAGTTCAATGACCTAGCAAACCGCATTGAAGGTTTGGGTGGTTATGGCAAGCTTTCAAGCTTGAGTGAGTTTGCTAAGTCAACCATTGGTGCTGAAGGCTACGAAACCTCATTGCGTCAAGAGTACACAAGATTGCGTAACACTGCAGCTATCAAGTCTTTACCTCCTGGCCCTGCCACTGACAAAGATATTCAAATGGCATTGTCAGGCTTTCCTAAAGACACCTCAAACTCTGCCAATATTGCTCAGTTCTTGCGTGGCATGGCAAAGCTTCAGGACATTGATGCTGCCGTATCAAATGCCAAGACAGATTGGCTTGCACAAAACAATGGTGCGCTTACTAGGGCAACCAAGACGCTTGTTGTGGGTGATTTCAGGGCAAGGCCAGGTGAAAGCTTTAACGAACTTTCAGGTCGAATTGCTGAAGATGTTAATGCTAGATACTCAGGCCAAAGCCGTGAGGTGCAACGACAGAATCTTGTAAGCCAGATTCCGACAAATCAACCATCAGGAACACCATCTTTAGGTAATCCTCAAACTAGCATTCTCCAACAGGCAGACGCAATTTTAGGCAGGAGGTAATCCAATGGCTACAGCAGCAGAGTATGCAACATGGATTGTCCAGAACAAGGACAAACAAGGAACGCCAGAGTTTGAAACTGTGGCAGAGGCTTATCAGATTGCCAAAAGAAGTCAAAACGTAGCTACTACTGAACAACGAATTACGCCCAAAGAAACTGAATCAGGATTTATGAGCCAGTTAGTTGGTGCGGGTGAAACTGCATTAACTGTAGGAACAAGCTTAACGGGTGGTTTGGTTGGCACAATTGGCGGTGGATTGGCCGAGGCACTTCAACAAGCATTAGCAGGTAAATTTGGCACTAGAGAGGCCGCTAGAGCAATTGAGCAAAGAGCCGCTACTGGTGCAGAGCGATATACCTATATGCCGAGGACTGAGGCTGGCATGGAGCAGGTGCAAGCCATTGGCAAAGTTGCAGGAATGTTACCTCCCGTATTGCCTGGTGCGCTTGATGTTGGAATGTTTGGTGGTGCAGTAAAGCAAGCAATGCCAATTGCAGAAGTGTCTGCTTTGCGTGGATTACAAGCTGTATCAAAAGGCGCACAAGAGACTGCCCAAGCCGCACAACGTGGCAAGACCATTGTGCAAGAGGCTCTTGGCATGGGTACGCCCTCCTCCACTGGTACTGGCGGTAGAGTAAGCGCAGGTGCTGCGGCTACTCCTGCTGAATTGCAAAGAACTACAACTGCTCAGAACTTACCAGTTCCAGTAGATTTAACTAAGGGTGCTGCTGGTCGTGATGCGGCTCAGTTGGCTTTTGAAAAAGAGCAGATGAAAGGGCCATTAGGAGAACCTTTAAGACTGAGAGCCGAAGAAAACAATCTTCAAGCTTTACAGAACTTTGACGCATTGATTGACATGACAGGCTCACAAACAGCCGCCATTGGCCCTGCGGCTACTGGCAATGTTGTGATTGACGCTTTGTCTAAGGGCTGGCAGGGTGCTAAAGCCAAAACTTCTGCTGCATACACAAAAGCAGATAACTCGCCAGAGGCTTTGAATCCTGTTGACTTCAGCATCCCAAGAACATTGAAATATGGTGAGCAAGAGACTACTACCACTTTGTTTGACTATCTAAATAGCAAGCCAACTGGTGTTCCATCTTCAGCAATTCCTGATACTGCCAAACAGTATGCAATCAAGCTTGGCATTGCAACAAGAGATGCTGAAGGCAATCTAGTTCCATTGGCCTCAGATGTCAAAACTTTAGAGCAATTGAGAAAAGAGATTAATGCCTCAACTGATTACGACATTGTGAACATTCGAGAATCGAAGATTATTAAGTCTTTGATTGATGAGACAACAAAAGATGTATCCGGCCCTCTGTATGCAGAAGCCAGAGCATTGCGTGAAAGACAAGCAAGGAAATATGAGGGTCGTGCCGTTGTTGCCAACTTGTTGACAAAAGTTAAAGGCAAAGATGATCCTAAAGTGGCAGCAAGTGAGGCTTTCCAGAAGTCTATTCTGAACGCTACACCAGAGGAAGTGACTTTCTTGCGTAGAGTTTTACTGACAAGTGGCAAAGATGGTCAGAAAGCCATGAAAGAGTTGCAAGGGGCAACCATTAAACACCTTGAAAATGTAGCAACATCGGGTCTGCAAACCGATTCTATGGGTCGTCCAATAGTCTCTCCTGCCAAGCTTAACCAAGCAGTAAACGCTTTAGATGCTGATGGTCGCTTAGACATTATTCTTGGCAAACAACAAGCGCAAATTGTGCGTGATCTGAATGAAGTTGTTAAATATGTGCAGACAGTCCCTCCAGGCACATTGATCAATAGCTCTGGCACTTCAATGGCTTTAATGGGTGCTATTGCTGAAGCTGGAACTACTGGTGTTTTAACTGGCTTACCAGTTCCTATGATTAGCTTAATTCGAGCAGCAGCACAGGGAATAAAGAATAACAAGACAAGAGCAAGAATCAATGAGGCTTTGAATAAAGCTGAAGTTAACGCAAAACCTTAACTTTGTACAAAACTCATTAGCACCAATTGAATAATTATGTTAAGTGGCTAATTGTTATGTTTTTATCAACAACATTAGCCACTGCTGCGAAGACTGAGTATCGCTGTGTCAGATGGGCATGGACGGGTGATGTCTATAACCGAAAAGTAGTGTGCCTTGAGTGGCAAAAGGTTGAACGGAAATGATTGATCCGATCACAGCTCTAGCGGGTATTCAATCCGCTATCAGCATGGTTAAGAAGGCAGCAAAGGTTGCCAATGACTTAGGCAGTCTTGCGCCCATGATTGGCAAGCTATTTGACGCTAAGTCTGTAGCTACCAAGGCAATGCTTCAGGCCAAGCAGTCTGGCAAAGGCTCAAACATGGGTACGGCTTTGCAGATTGAGATGGCACTAGAGCAAGCCAGAGCGTTTGAGGAAGAGTTAAAGATGCTCTTCATGCAGACAGGAAAGATTGACGTTTGGCAAAAGATTAAAGCTCGCCAAGCTGAGATGGACTTGGCAGATGCCAAAGAGATAAGTGCGTTGAAAGCAGCAGACAAGAAAGCCAAAGAGAAAGAGCAAGAGCAACTTGAGATTGGTCTAGCCATTGGCGGGATATGTTTTGTACTGTTTCTAGTGTTTGTAGGTGTAAATGAAATGATGGATTTCTGTGCAACTACTCGTAGATGTGGCAGATGAATGAGTACCAGAAGACCTTTGACCTTTGCCTCAAGATATTCGTTTACGGGTGTGTGGCTTTATGGTGTCTTGGGCTGCTCAAATTTTTGCCGGATGACTTGTCGGATCGGATCGTTAACCTACTGCTGGGCAGAATAGGATTAGGTAAATGAGATATTTATTGCTTCTTTTACTGCTAACTGGTTGCGAAGAGAAATATCGCTACAAGTGCCAGAACCCTGACAATTTTCATGCGACAGAGTGTCAAAAACCTCGGTGTCTGTTTACCCAGACTTGCCCAGAATATTTGGTAGCACCCATTTTGGAGAAAAAAGTTGACGAAGTTAAACCTAACAACTGAAGAGATTGAGGTCAGGGTCTGGAGCGTTGTGGTGCTGGCCGTCACCCTGATTCTTTTCTTTATCGTGATTTCTCTTTTGTACTCAGTGACATTTGTCACTCAGCCAATCAAAAGCATGGCCCCGATTGACCAAGCCTATACCAAGATGCTGAACGACATTGTTCTCTTGATCGTGGGCGGTATTGGTGGTGTTATTGGTAAAAGAGCAATGACCTCTAGACAGCAACCACCCCAAAAGCCAATGTGTCAGCCAATGGGTTATGGAGGCTCTCAGGGTGGTTTTAATCAGTCCTATGGGTCTTCCTATGCCCCTCCGCAATCTGCCTATGGCTTGCCAAGTCAACCATTTGGGGCAATGCCTGTTTGGAAGAACCCAGAGCTAGATGAGTCTTGGACTCCTGGCCCTCCTCCCACTACCCCACCTGACCATTTAGAAGATGACTATGAGCGTGAAGAGTTGGCACTAGCAAGAAAAGAGGCTGAGTAATGTTTGGAATTCCTTTACCTTGGTTGATTTTGGGTGTGTCAGTGGCTTTGTTTGGCACTTACCGAAGTGGCTATCACTTTGGCTGGTCAGACAGAGATGCTGAGATGCAGATTGCCATTGCCAAAAAGAATGATGAGGCTCGTGTGCTTGAACAGAGCATGGCCTCCAAGTTGTCAGATCAGGAAACTTTACTCAGAAAGGCTCAAAATGAAATTACTAAGAAACAGTCTGCTATGCACGAGCTTGCTCGTACTGGCAGGTTGCGCCTCCCAACCGCCAATTGTCCACAAGCAAGCGCAAGTGCCACCACTACCGCAGGAAATACACAACCCAGCGAATCCGATCAAAGCGAATCTGAGCGAACGCTTATATCAGCTCTTATCGATCTCGCAGCCGATGGGGATAAAGCCGCCACAAAGCTCAATGCCTGTATCGGGGCTTACAACGAAGTAAGGAGTTTGATCAATGGTCAACAGTGAACAACTTAAACAACTTCACATTGGCTCTGATTGGGTTGATGCACTCAATGCTACCTTTGAGAGATTCGATATTTCCACTCCACTCAGACAAGCGGCTTTTATTGGTCAGTGTGGGCATGAGTGTGGAAACTTTAGGGTTCTTGAGGAGAACCTAAACTATCGGGCAGAGGCTTTGCAGAAGTTATGGCCTAGACGCTTTGATGCGGCTAAAGCACAAGCTTGCCAGCGCAATCCCAAGTTAATTGCTAATACTGTCTACAGCTCTCGCATGGGTAACAGGGATGAAGCGTCTGGGGATGGGTATCGCTTCAGAGGCAGAGGTTGCATCCAGTTGACAGGACACGCCAACTATTACCATGCAGGGCAAGCTTTAGGGGTTGATTTTGTAATGCAGCCTGAGTTGGTGGCAACTCCAATGTATGCGGCTCTAACAGCGGGATGGTTTTGGGATGTTCAAAAGCTAAACCAATATGCTGATTCCCAAGACTACAAGACTATGACCAAGAAAATCAATGGCGGCTTTATTGGCCTTGCAGACAGGGAAAAGCATATCAATGAAGCTCTGTCAGTCTTGATCTAAGATTGCCCCTAGAGCCTTAATTCGCTTTAGGTGTGCAGTTGTGTGCCTTGCTCTAAGAACAGTGTCAATGGTCTTTAAAGTGGCTTCATTCGCCTCTTTAAGCTGCTTGAGAATAGTCATTCGCTCCCTTGGTGGAACTTTGCCAGCCCTTGCAGTTTTGTCAGATAAATCCTCATAGGCATCTTGCCAAGCTTCTAGCGTTTCATAGGATGCGTGAGGCTCTTCCTTGTTGGGGATGTAAATATGCAATGATCCAGTTGTAACAACCTCAACAACTTCAGACACTTCTTCCTCAATGATTGGCTGCTCTTCAATTTCAACCATTTTGGGAGCAACCAAATCCAATGGATTGGCGGGTTTGGCTTGCACAGGCTTGGCCTCATCTGGGTAGTCCTGCGCTTCCTCTGCGGTGATCATGCCCTTGAGAACGTCTGGGAAGGCATCACGCAAAGCAAACCCTCTTGCCCTCATCTGCATCATGCGCTTTGGGTAGGCTGACCATGGGCCTTGCTTGCCCCACAGACCCGCCCTCTTTGCATCTTCCACTGAGAACTTCACAGTCACTGGCTTGCGTCCCTTGCGAGAAGCGATACAAACTGCAATTGGATTAGTTGAACCCTCATTTTCAAAGAACTCCTCAACATCCTCACAGACAGGACTAGCTTGCACCAGTGCCATGGCAGCATCACCATAGACGCTAGGCTTCCCGTTGATTACTGCAATGTTTTGCAAGGCTTGCATGGGTGCTAGACCCATTTCATAGCCCCATTGCACACATACAAGAATGTCTTGAGGTTTGCCCTGATAAGCCTTTGGCACGATTGAACTGCTTGCCAGTAAGTCCGAGAACTGGATGGCCTCAGTCAGATTAGCAGGTGCGAAACCTCTGTTATTAGTGCTTAATTGCATTTTGGATTTCCTCTTCTGACAATTCTGAATTGATAACTGCTAAGACCAGTTCTGCAATGGCCTCTACAGCCTTTTCAGCCGTTTCCCGAGGCATCTCAGGGGTTGCTTGCATCATTGCGTCTACTGCCATCTCATAGGCTTTTTCAATTGTTTTGACGTTCATACAGTTAGCCCCTTAATGCTGAGATTTGATTGGCGAATTGAATAAGCTTGTCGTGCTGGTGAAAGCTTTTCAGGGGAAGCTTTGTAGTGCCTCATCTTCCAAGTGATTAAGACCTCACCAGCTCTACCAGTGTCAGCCTCACCCATCATTTGCTTGATCTTCATTTCAGCTTCATCAATTGCAGACTCGCAAGCGTTAATGACTAACTTCTTGTCTAAGATTGTTCTTGCCAGTTCAACGGCCTCACTGCCCAACTCAATTTCTTTATTTTGTGCGGTGGCAAACATAGCGTTTAAGTCAAAGCTAGAAGTGGGTGCATAGAAATCACGCACTCCTTGGGTTTTGTACGCATTCAATTTGGAGTCAAACTCAAGCACTGCTTTGGCAATGGCTTTTTGAGTTTCGTAGTGAACGGCAAACAGGAAAACACGCAAGGTCATGCCGGAATAGAGAACACAAACTGCGCCCCATTGATGGCCTGTGACCAACAACTGCCCTTGCAACTGGATTGGGCCTCTAGCCAAATCAGGGGTGTCTTCTGGAAATGACTTGGTTAGTTTGGCTTCCAATACGCCAGTGCCTCGCAAAACAATGGAGTCTTGCCCAACAACATAGATGCCGTTCGCTGGGTCATGTTTGACCTCCAAACCCTCGCCCTCGGCTAACCCATCCAAGCTGCACTGAAGTGGCAGGGACTCATGGGTGTAGGCTTTCCTAATGTCAGTGTCAAACTTGGTTAATCCAAGCCGTTTGACAGATTCGGACAAGATCACTGGCTCTAGGGTATTCCCCCATCCCATTGCCTCGTTAGAAATGTCGGGTCTTTCTTTGCCATCAATGGCATTTATTGAAAAGGTCAATTCGTCATTTGGGGTTGAGTATTTTGAATAACCCATGAGCGCAGGTAAGCGACTTGCGCTCATTACCCTGTCGTCTGTTAATTTTCCAGCCATTTTTATTTCTCTTTTTAGTAGGTTAATTCGTAAATTCGGACAATTCGGGCATGGGCTTCTGGGTGTGAAGCCTCACAAAGTCCCACTTTTCTGAATTGCTTTGTTCTGAAAACCGCACCCAAAACTGAGGGATGCGTTCCTTTTGGAACTTGGATGTGCTTGCGAACGTCATTGATGCTGACCTCGCCTTGACGCTTGGCGATCTGAACAGCCAGGCTGCGGCAGTGGCTCAGAAAGTCTGCATCACGATGCTCAAAGAAGTCCAGTTGAGCATTGCGGATTTGCTGGCCTTGGGTTTGTTCAAGCATGGCAAACCTCCTCAAAGGTCTGAGCTTTTTGAGTTGCCTGTTGAGTCTCTTCTTGGGTGGCTAATTCAGCCAATGGCCTCCAGCCAAACCTCCTCCAAGTCAGTTGGACATTAGTGCCAGCAGCAGATGTGTACTCGCAACCCTCTGCAAGAGTTTTGGTGGGATAGATGATTTTCTGCATATCAGAAAACCACAAAAACAGAAAAACAGACAATCAGAATTGATGCTGTAAATCCAAAAGCTACCCCTAGTTTTTCGAGGCCAGTTTCGCTACTCTGCTCATGGTGCAAACTGGCTTGGCAATCTGCGAAAACATCGTAAGATGTAATGGCTTGATATTGAACCTTTTTAGGCTTTTCTAGCCCTAAATTGGTCACAGAAAAAGCTAAGTTTTCTAGCTTTTTTTGTACATTACCCAAACACAATAGGTAGTGTTTTTCGGTTTGATAAACACTATATACATCGTATAAATTACAATAACTATAATTGATATTGTGATTTGATCCTAAGTTAGAACCAACTTTAACTAGTCTAGATTGCAATATGTTTTTATTCAATTTATGCCTCTTTTCTTCGTTTATATAAAATATAAGGGCTAACCCGTACATTTCCCATACCTCAACTACCTCTGACACACTACCTGTAGTGATTGGCTAGGCCATCATTTACAGGCGAAAACAACCCCAATTTACTTGTATCCAATGGCTCTTTTCTTGACAGGCAAAGGGACAACTTTCAGCACTTTTTCGACAACTGGTAGCACACCCAGAATGACCTCGCCAAGGTCAATAACTGGCTTCGCTTTACGGCTCTTTACAGCACGTTTAACAAAGGCTTCTGCCTCCAGCTTTTCCTTGGCTTGCTTCAAAACTACGGCAGGATTGATGTAACGCAAATCAAACTGTGATTTTGTAAAAGCCTGTCTTGCCAACATGACACGCAAAACCGAGTCACCCTCAACTTCGTATGCATACTTTTGCAATTCCCTGTTCAACTCAGAAATCACCACGGCTGCCTTTTTAAGCTCCTCAAGCCTGGTCAATCTAAAGTCCAATCGGCAGTTAATGGGCCTACCTGAACGAGTTAAAAACGTGCCTAACTTGTTCTCATCAGTGGGAAAAAACTGTCCCCAATTCACAATCTCTTTGTAGTTAGTTTCATTTTTCATGTGACTTTTGACTTTCGTTTGTTATCTTTTTGTCAAACAACTACTTGATCAAGGTCAAGTAATGTTAGTACCTAAATTTGTAAAGAGATATACAAAATGATTTATATTATTTATATTTTGCATATCATGTTAATTCAAGGGTTTTCCTATTGACTTATCGGAAAACTACTTGATTCTTTTCAACAGGTTTTTTACTTGAGTTGGACTCCACTCAGCATTGCCTCTTGGTGTTAATAGCCCATCTTTGGCAAACGCTGCAGCAATGTCTCTCAATGTGCTGGCACGAGACTTCTTGAGAATCTGACGCACAGTTGGAGCAACTCGCTCTGCAAAGCTATCGGCCTTGGCAGAGTTCACCTTGTTTCCAATCTCTGAGCCGACTTCTGGTCTGGGTGATCCAAGCTTGACACCTTGCTTCTTGAGCTTGGCAAGTGCAGTCTTTGTTCTTTCACCTATCTTCTTGGCTTCCCATTCAGCGAAAACCATCCGCATCTTGAGCATTTCACGGGTAGCCACTGGAACTTCAACGCACATGAAGTCTACGTTTTTGTCGTCCAATAAGACTTGAGAAAAGGCCATGTCTCGGTTGAGTTTGTCTAGCGTAGCTATCAGTAGCTTGGCTTTGTTTTTCTTGCATGCAGCGATGGCTGCTGCCAAAGCCGGACGAGTTTTAGCAAATTTGCTCTCGTTTTCAATGTAGTCAGCAATTAGCTTTCCCTTGTTTTCTTCAAGGAACTTGGCTACTTTTGCCTTTTGCGTACCCAGTGAATTTGCAACCTTTGAAGTTCCAAACTGCCTGAAATACGCAACAAACTTACGTTCTTGGGATGTCATTTTTTCCTTTCGAGCTTTATCTGCTCTGTTTGTAAACACCTCAAATGTAGCCGATGTATATCACTTGTACAACCCCCAAACCAATCTTTTTTATTTATTTTCATTTAGGACTTGCTTTGTACACTTCCCAAAAGGCACAATAGCAATATATCTTTGCGAAATACAACTATGAAACAAGCCAAAACTAAACCCTTTTTGATGCGCCTCAAGCCTGAAACCAAGGGGTTATTGGTCAAAGCAAAGGAAGACCAGCGCAGGTCTATTTCAAGTCTGATAGATGAGTCTGTACGCAACCAGCTTGGATACCGCTACGGCACGTTAGACGGCCTGAAAGAGACAGAGGCACAGACATGACAACCAAATATGCTTTTTTCTTGATAGGCATTGCGCTTGTTACGTTTTGGGCATTGGTTGCCAACTTTATTTGGAGCATGACATGAATCCCACACCTGCTTGCCCCATAGCTGCTTACGAGTTTGCAATCACTTTAGATGACGTTGATCTGGTTTGCCATCTGGACTATGTGCCAGAAGAGCAAGGATCAACAGGCTCACTAGGTGATCCATACGAGAAGGACACATATGAGGAAATGGAATTGTTCTCGGTGTATGTGGCTGGCACTGACAAAGATATTAAGTCTTTGATGGCAGACACATATTGGGAGCAAATTGAACACTTGGCCTTGATTGCTTACAAGGACAAAGCCCCATGACCTATTTGGAAGCAAACCGCATTCTTGATTTGGTCAAAAAGGGTGAGCCAATTCCTGACGATGTGATTTCAGAAGCATTGTTCATGGTGGGTGATGGCCCAATCATCACAGATATCCCCTGCCCTCAACTTGAGAACTTTGTGGCTGCAATGCGTGAGGCGGGTCTTATATGAGCCTTGCTATTTACTTTGTTGTCGCAGGTCAGCCCCATGGCAAGGGAAGACCCAGAGCAAGCACCAGAGGCGGCTTTGTGAGGCTCTACACCGATCTGGTAACTCGGAACTATGAAGAGTTGGTAGCCAAGCAATCCAAGGCTGCTATGGGTGAAATAGAAGTTCTCACTACGCCTGTGGCTGTGCGGATCAATGCTTATTTCTACGTCCCAATCAGTTGGTCAAAGAAGAAACGCAAGCAAGCTTTAGAGGGCGAGATAGTGCCTGGCAAACCTGATCTAGACAACATTGCCAAGTCTATTTTAGATGGCATACAGAACACCATTATTTGTGATGACCGCAACGTAATCAAGCTGACTGTGGAAAAGCGATATGCGTTTCAGCCAAGGGTTGAAGTGTGTGTTTATGAGGTGCTGCCATGAGCTTTGCATCACATCAGATTTCCCTTGCTGGTAGCGCATTAAATGGTCAGCCTTTCAAGTTGTGCCACAGATGTGAGGAAAAGAAGCCACCCGAAGGTGGAGTCCAAACCTCGCCAAGAAGGTGGTACTGCCT